AATTACATTTGAAGCAATACTGTTTACAGTTACACTCGGTGAGCCAGTTGATGCGCCAGCACTAATCAAGTCAATAATAATATTCATTAACTCAACAACTCTATCTTTTGCTGCTGTTGATGCTGCTGTACCAAATTTAAACTGTGCTACTGTATTTTGTCTCGATGTAGCAGTTTGATCTAGTACAATCTCTGCTAAATGATCACGTAAAAATCCATATGCTGCTACTGTTGCAGTTGGTTCATTTGAATCTGCTCCAAAATTACCAGCGTATGGGCCACCAGGTCCATCATAATATGCTAAGCCTGATCTAATTGCTTGACTGTTACCGCCATATGTCATATCATATGTAAGAGCATCAAGTATATAACCTACATCTTGTTTACATTTTGTTTTACTATATTTCAATGCTGGATATTCAGCAGTAATAAATGCTGTAACTTCTGCTTTTAAGTATTCTTTGTTTTCTGATAATTGTGTTCTTGCATTTCCGTAACCAGTTAAGTAACCAACATTGTATCCTGTTGGGTCTGTTCTGAAACTATGTGCAAAAGTACCAACTCTAAAATCAGTATTGTGTAATAATGCGCCCATCAATCTGTCAACTCTTGCTACTTCAGGAGTATCAGCAAATGGAACTGCAATGCTTTGTGTTTCTGCATTACCTGTTGTAGCAGTTACAGTAGCACCTGTTACGATACTTTGTACAACGCCATTCAAGTGTGCATATGTTTCAATACTATATTTTGCATCAGTTTTATGAGTAGTACCAGTATCCATTGTAACTGTTGTCGAACGTACTTCTTCACCAATTACACAAGTATTTTCTGGAACCATAATCGGACCAACTTCTTTATATGTACCTGTTTTAACTTTAATAAGGTTGTTAGGCATATATCTAGCAGGAATTCTTGATGCATCTTCATCTGCAAGTGCGTTTGTAATAATTGTTACAAGTTCTGTTGCTCTTGCAAGCACTCCTGCTTCTGCTGCAATAGTAGCATCTTTGTGCTGTGCAACTACTGAAGTTGAATTATCACCATTTTCTGTTTGATAATTTGTTGCTGGATCAGTTTGTGCAAGAACGTGTCCTAACACTGTAAGCATATGATTGAATGCAGCAATGTCTTGATCTTTTTCTGCACTTAAATTTGGATACGCTAATGTTTCTGATTCGCTTAATGCTCCAACATAACTGTTAGCAGCACCTCTTGACTTAACGTTACCGCCATTACCAAGGTCATAAACTAGTGCGTCAACAACAAAACCAGTGTCTCTTTCACACTTAGCATCGTCATATTCAAAATTGTACCAAATGCTTGTTGCATCAGGTGCTGTATTTGTATAGTATTCTACTTGATAGTCAATCCATTCTGTTGTTTCTCTTTGAAGGAAGTGTCTATTTTTTCTTATTAAATCTTTAGCGTTAGGATTAAGAGGACCTTGATCAATTTGATGTGCAGCCCAACGTACAGTCTTAAATGGTTTATCAACTGTTCCGCCTGCTAATGGATACGCTTTATCCTGTCCACGCTCTGATACCCAGTAAACATAGTCACTCTGTCCAAGTAAAGCCCACTCTGGATAATCTGCACCAGCACGTAATACTTCACCTTCTTGTCCAATTGGAAGTCTAGTAACACCAGAACCACCAAAGTATACTAAGTCACCTTTTGTAGTTAAGATACTTGTTTCAGAACCTGTAATTAATTGGTTCCAGTAAGCACCTGTAATATCTAAATCTGGTCTTGAATTAGCAGCACCACCGCCGTCGCCGCCGATAGTTGAGTCAGTGTCACCTTCTGAACGGTGTTTCTGTACACAAATAAATGCGTTGTCGCCTAATTTAACTGAGTCACCAACTTCGTATTCACGGTCATCTGTCCAATCACCTTGCCAACTGATACCTTCATTTAGTTTATTCCAGTATGTAGTGTTAGTTGGGTGTGCAGCACCTGTGGCTGTCATAGAGCCAGTTGCTGTTGTAGGCTCAAATGCTGCGCCGCCTAGTGTAGTTGAAATTGTAAATGTTGTTCCTGAGTCTACAGTTTTAACATAGTAAGTACCGCCTGGAAATACGTTACCAAACGTTGTACCACTAAATTGAATTACTTGATTTGAAAGTAATCCTGTTGTATCATCTGCTGTAAACTGATTAGTACCGTTATCAGTTGCTGTAACAGTCATTGCAATTGCAGGACTATCTTGTACAGCTCTGTATGTGTAACCGTTAAGAGTAATTACTTCGCCAATTTTATAACTTGTAGCAAGTGCCCAGTTATTTTGGTAAGCAAAACCTTCTGCAAATAATGCCCAATCGTCAGCACTTGCAGGTGGTGTTGCACCTGTACTAATTCTTTTAGCAACATATGAGTTACCACCGTATAGTACTACATCACCAGTTTTATATTCTGTACCTGCTGCATAAGCATTTTCAAAATTAAAGCCTTCAACAAAAGCATCCCATCTAGCACTGTCTGTACTAAATGCTGCTGATGCAGTGTGATGTTGGCCTGCTTTTACAACGTAAAGATTACCACCGTATTTTACTACATCGTATTCTTTATATCTTGTTCCAGTAACCCAGTCACCTTTATAATCAATACCATCATTATAGTTGTCCCAGTTACCAATGTTTAATTCTAAGCCGTCGGCAGTAGTTGCGGCAGATGTATGTCCAGTTGAGCAGAGATAAGTGTTTCCACCATATTTAACTAGATCATTTAACTTATAACGAGTACCAACTGTCCAGTTTCCTTTCCAATCAGTTCCTTCTGCATAAGTTGTCCAACTTGATGAATCATCTTCAAGTCCAAGGGCAGTTGTTGCGGCAGATGTGTGTGCGGTGTTTGCAATATACAAGTTTCCGCCATATTTTACAACATCATTAATTACATAATCTGTTGCAATTGTCCAATCACCTTTCCAGGATTGGCCATCTGTCATTTGGTTCCATTTGCTTGGAACAATATTTAAGTCTGCATAAAAATCGCTGTCGGCGGTATGACCGACTGCACAGATGTAAGTACGTCCTCCGTACTTTATTACATCATCTTTGTAGTATGTCGTGCCACCTGCCCAGTCGCCTTTCCATACAAATCTAATTCTACCTAGTTTAAACTCTGCCATTATCTACTCCGTAGTGTACATATATTTATGTTATTCTCTATTCTTAAATGATCTAAAGAACATATTTTGTGCTAACATACTGCCTTGAATGCCAGCCTTTTCTCCTTTGAAATCCATAATAACTGGAACTTGAACTGTCAAGTTTGCCGAGTTACCAATAAGATTCGGTCCTATTTTAACCGTACCTGCAATGAAGCTCGCTGTTAACAAGTCTGCACCACCAACATTCAATCTGTTAGTCAAGTACGCTTTAATTGCTCTTTGTGTTGGAACAATATTATTTGAGTCTGCTGTAAATAAAGGATCAGTACTAAATTCTCTAATTACTGTTCCTGTGCCGCCAACTCTAATTCCGCCTAATGCAAGTTCTGATAGACCGTTAAGATCAAAGAAGTCTGCACTAATTGTTACGATACCAGTTGCTTGTTCAACTGCAAATAATTCACCACATCTAAAGTTACCTGATTGGTCAGTACTTGCGTAGAACACTCTACCACCGTTTAATTCTTGTACTTCGTTTTCAGGATATTTTATATAATTTCCTGTGTACAATGTAGGATAATTTGTTTCAGTAAAGTTACCTGTACCAACATCCAAATAATCGTGTCCTGTAATACGACACTGACTATATCTTGTATTAATTGTTACACCTTGATCGTGTACAATATCATTTTCAATCTTGAGATCTGGTGTTACACGGAATTTTAACAAGAATTTTCCATCGTCTTGTTGTCCTTCATTTTCAATTGCAACAACTGTATAAAGTTCAGGATTATCAGCAAGTTTTAACTGTGCTCCTGGACCAATTACTTTAGGCATATCTTTAACTGTAATAAATTTACCTACTGGTGTAATATCTGCAAATCCGTCGCCTAAGATTGTTACTGAAGTAGTTGATGTTTTGTATTGTGTACCTCTATTAATCCAACTTGGCTGTGCAAGAACTCTATCTGCAATTCTTGTAGTATCAAGTACTAATTCACCTGTGTTATTAGGATCAATAACAGTATAAGTAGGACCAGTTGCTGGATATCCACTACCTGGATCAATTAAGTTTACTGATGCAATTCTACCTGCATTAACATTTGCTCTACCAAATGCTGCTTTACCAGTTGTAACTAACAAGTGTTGTGTTGTTACATCTTCGTTAAGTATAACCCAGTGACCTTTTCTATTGTCGCCACCGTCGCCTGTTGTAACATCCGGATTACCAAATGCAAGTTGTCCCCAATTACCTTCTGTAATAACTGTTTTCTTAGTCCAGTATACTCCATCTTCTGATTGATAAATGTAATTTACAGGACCTAGTGTTGGTTCACCTGCAATTTCTTGACCGTTTGTATCGACTGTAGCAACAAACAATCCTTGTCCGTATGCTAAATCGTTCCAATCAAGTATAGTAGAACCGTCTGGCGTTGGCATATTTGATCCTTGCCAAGTTTCCCCTCTAGTATAACTGTATGCAACTTCACCGCCTGGTGCAATTGCTACAAATCTATTATTACCATATGCTAATTTAAACCAATCTTTCTGTGAACTGTCTCCAATCACGTCCATAACAACTGTTTCCCAAGTAATCGTCGAACCGTTGTATTCACCGTATGCTGCAAGGTTTTGTGATTGTGAAACTGCAACAAATCTTCCTGCACCATATGCTACTTGTGACCATTGATCAAAGGTTGAGTCACCACCTGCTGGAATATTTGCAGATGTCCAAACTGTACCTGTTGTACTGAATGCAGCATAGCCGCCATCTTTAGAAACTGCAACAAATATACCGTCTCCAAATGTAATACTTGACCAATCAGCACTAATAGGTAGGGTATATGCTCCCCAAGTATTTCCATCTTCGGAAACAGCAACTTCGTTACTTAATTGTTTAATTGCAACAAATCTATCATTACCAGTAGCCATTGTATGCCAATTGCCTGAACTTGGTAAAGTAGAAGTATTCCAGTTAGTACCATCATTTGACCAGTTTGATGTTGCACCTGTGCTTGCTACTGCAACATATCTACCGCTTGCTGCTGTGCCTTCTGTTGTAAATGCAACAATACTGTTTGTACTATCATTTGAAATACTAGCAACTGTAATTGTAATATTATTATCGTCGTCACCGATCAATCCTGATCCTTCTAATACAATTGTATCTCCAACTGTATAGCCTGCGCCACCTGAATTAAGTGTTACGGTATAATCTCTACCTTCTTTTAACACATTAAATGTTGCGGTAGCCGGGATAACATCAACAGTAGTTCCGCTTCCTGGATCTCCTACTACGTTAGTAAAGTTCTTTCTTGTTTCGCCAAATTGTATATCGCCCCAAGTTGTACCTGCTGCTAAGTTTATACTTGCAGAAGTAAATGGTGGTGCATCAAACACTACTCTTGGTTCAAACAAGTAAGAAGATGTTGTTGTAATCAAACTTACTGAAGGTGTTCCAGGAATAATATGATCCCAACCATCTTCACCTGTTGTTTCTTTTTTAACTTGTAACTGTTTTGTTAAAGAATTATATGATTTTACTTCACCATACTGGCCTGTTCCAGGTCCTGATGTAATAATAATTCTTAAACCTAATAAGTTTGCTTCTTCGTTATCATCCTGTGTTGCAAGTTGGATACTTGTTTCGTTACCAGACTGTGCGTTGTTACCAATAAGTGTAAATCCGCCGCCACCTGCTGCTGCTGATGCTTCACCTGTAACAATTCTTGCTTCGAATAATGCATCGTCTCTGTATTCTTCTTGTCTAACTTCAACATCTGCACCTGAACCAATAAATGTATAGTCTGCTGTTGTGTAATTTTGTCCGCAGTGTAAAAACTCAACTGCTAAAATCTCATCATTAACTTCACCAGCAAATGCACGTTGTATAGATGCTTGGTTGTTTCTAGTATTAACTTTTGCAAGTGTTGGAACTTCAGTTGGATCTGTACCGTCTGCTAATGCTCCAATAAATCCGTATGAGTTGTTACCGTTAGTTGCTCTAATAACACCGCCGTTTTCTGCAAGATAACCTACCTGACAATAATATGTAAACACTGATACAAGTTCTGCTCTACCGTTATTAAGCACGTGAGCTCCAATACCATCACTTAGTACTTGTGTAAAGTCGTTGGATACGATTGACTTGTTACCACCGTTGTGTAATGAGCCGTCAATTTTCTGTCCTGTACAGTTATCACCTTGATTAGTTACGTTTTGAATGTAAGGTGAACGATTAATAATCCAACATTCTTCGTGTTCTGGTCCCCAACCTGGATCTAGTGAAACACAAGATGGTCCAGTTGGTCTTTGATACTGTTCAAAAACGTTTGGTGGATTAAGTGTACCAGATAATCCTTTAATAGATAAGTTTCTTACACCACAGGTATCTCTAACACGGAACATATCTGTTAACTTACTTCCGTTAATTTTATTAGAATAATATAATGCTTCTAGTTGTGTTTTATAATTGGAAACATAAAGTAGATCCCATTTAATTGCAATTACATATCTTTCAATATCATAACTTAAATCACTTGGTTGTACATAATCAGAATAAAATGCTGTCATATACGCAGTTATTTCATCTGCAAGGAATAATTTATTTGCTTCTAATACTCTATTAGCATTTAAAACTGCTCCAGCAGTTGATGCTGCATTTTGTCCATACTTATCAGGAGCATCACCTGTGCCTACTACTGCATATGTGTAATAAGTTGTAAAATCAGTCAGTATTGAATCAACTCTGTCTGCTGTTGCTGTATCACTAAAGATCGGAACGTCTGTAATAATAGGATCAGTAACACCTACTCCGCCACCTGAAACTTCTTGATCAATAATAAACACTTGATCTTTATAATTTCCTGCTGTTTTTGTAACTACTTGATTTAATAACAACTGTCTAATTACTTGTTGTAAATGTGTAAGAATAATTCCTCTGTTCGGGGTGTCAGCACTTGTCAGTATCGACGTTGCTGGTCTAACTAAACTTGAACGTAGTTCATCACCTAATACAACTGTTTTCTTAGGAACAATAAGTGGTAAAATCTCTTCAAACTTACCTGTTGATAGTTGAACAGTTTTGTTATTGTCTTCGCCGTCGTCTGCAATTTCTAATGCAAACCTAATTGTTTTAACAGGCTTTTGAATATCAATACCTGCGTCTGGGTCTGTAGTACTATCTACACCTGTAAGTGGATCTACGTGAATAATTTTTGGTAGTAATCCATACTGTTGATAATCTGCTGAATCATCATTTTGTACAGTTAAGATATTGCCTTCTGTACCTTTAGGAATATTTGTTGCACCTAGAGTAGATCCGTCTCCTACGTTTGATCTAGAAAGTCCAAACGATAGTAGATCACCTGGACCAACTAATCCTGCTTGACTTGATCCTTCTAATAGTGTATCCCAATAGGTATAACCTTCACCGTTATCGCCTGGGAAGTTTTGAGCACCGTCTACATTTGTTGCTACGTGTTCAAAGTTACATCTATATGCACTACCTTTGTAAGTAACTACATCACCTACTGCATAAGTTACAGTTTCTGTCCAAGCATTTTTAAATGATTGTCCTGTAACAACAATTTCCCAGTTACCTGCATCTAGATAATCTAATGAACTGCCGTCAGTTGTTGTGTCAAGTAATGCAACATATGTATAACCGCCACGTCTTACAACATCGCCTGTTTTATATGTGCTATTTGGTTGCCAATCACCTACTAATTTTTTTCCTTTAGAAATAATTGCCCAGTGAATTGTGTTATCACCTGTTTGATAAATTGAATCGCTTGGTACCTGACCAATGTGATTTGTTAATGCTTGGTAAACATATCCGCCGTGCATAACAACATCGCCGACTGCATAATAATCTTCTAATACCCAAGTGCCTTTTGAAGTTCCGCCTGGTACATCTGTTGCAAAGTTTGCGTCAACTAAGTTTGTTGCAGCAGTATGTCCAATAGTTACTCGAAGTAAACTACCTCCGTAACTTACTAGATCATTATATTTGTATCTGTAACCGTCTGTCCAGTCACCGACATACCCTTTAAGTTGTGTGTATACTTCCCAGTTTGCTTGGTTAAGTTCTAAACCATCTGTTGCAGATGCTGCTGCTGTATGTCCAACAATACATTTGTATACTGTTGCGCCATACTTAACTAAATCACCAACACCATATGTTGCGCCTGCTACCCAAGCACCGTCCCAATCAGTGGTAGTTGCATAAATTGCCCAATTAGAAAGATTAGCATCAAAGTCACTAGTTGAAGTATAAGCAGTAACATTAATCCATAAGTAACCGCCTTGTCTTACAATGTCGCCTGGATAATAATCTGTAGATGCTGCCCAGTCGCTTTTCCAGTTTTGACCTTGTGTATGTACTGCCCACGCCGGTGTTGCAAGTGTTTCACCCGGTGGTGTAAAAATTTGATCTGTGTTAAACGTTGAACTTGATGTGTGCGCTCTAAGAGCAACATATGAACTACCGCTATATTCTACAATGTCATCTTTTTTGTATGCAGTAGCGCCATTCCACGCACCTTTCCAAGTATACCTAATTCGACTTATTTTAAACTCTGCCATATCTTATTCCTAATCGCCTGAAAGGTTTGCAGGGAAAGTGTAATCCTGGTTTACTCTTTGCACTAGCATTCCTTCATCGTCCACGTAATATAATATACTTCTTTGATCCCATTTGTATTGTGGGTATTTCATATTTTCAAAAGTTGGTTCGTGGTTTTCACCAATCCCTTCAAAATAATCAATGCCTGGTTCAAAGTCTTCAAATGTTTGTTCAGGCGGCCCAGGTAAGTTAATATCAATTGAATCTTTATCTTTCAACTGATCGCTTCTTAATAAAAACAATTCACCGTCTGCATTTCTTCTGATAGCATAGAAATATCTAGGGCTATCGCCTAATGATTCATCTGGTGATTGTCCAAAATAATATGGGTTCGGCATAATCTTCTCCTTACGATATCTCTACGTAACTTATTACTACATCAACACTTTCATCAGTGTCAGATTCTATTCTTAAACCTGCTGTGGCTGGTAAAATTAATCTTTCACCTTGCGTCACAACCTTTGCACTCGACGCAGGCGGTATAGGTACAGATCGTACATAATTCCCTTGCGTTGAATTTTCATCTATAACATAGACGTTTACAACAACAGTATCGTAATCCGATGTATTCGCTAAGTTACATCCTACAACAGTTGCTCTAACTCCTTCAGGAATTTGCAACACATCTACTGGTTCTGTGCCTACGTTGTTTATTACTGCGTTTTTAAATACTGTTGGCATATTTTTTTATCCTAACATTAATGCAAACGACGCTGCAATGTCATTCGCTACAATTTCTGATACCGCACCTGAAGCACCTGCTGGTGAACTCCAAGCACTACCATCCCAAACCTCTAATGATTTAGAATTAGTATTGTATCTTGTCATTCCAAGTACTGCATATGCAGTTGGTCTTTCAGCATTTGTACCTCTTGGCGGAACAAAGCCGTTGGTTGTATCAATTTTAAAATACCCTGTTCCTGTTTGCAAAATTTGTGTAATTGCATTATTAGAAACATTTTCAATAACGTTATCAGTTATTTTAAAATTACCTAATCTTACACCGCCGGCTCCATTACCGTCAATATGTAAGTCTAAACCTGTAGTAGTAGTTATCTCATTATCACGAAACATTAAGTTTCCTACATCTAGTGTAGGTACGTTTAATGTATCTGCATATACGTCATTTACGTACATTGTTCTCCATCTAAATGATGGACTACCTAAGTCAAATGTAACATCTTGTTCTGGAATTAAATTACTTTTAATTGCAGCATTAATAGTAATTGAATCTGTAATTGCATCACCAAATGTAATGTTACCTGAAATAGTAACATCGCCATCTACTGATAAATCACCAGTAACATCTACGTTTCCATTAATTGTTGTGTTTGAATGTACTTCAAGTATACCTGCTCCATTTGGTCTAATTTCTAAATTAGAATTAGATACAATTGTTTGGATAGTATTGCCTGATATTTCAAAATCATCTATATGTATTTTACTGTTATAAACAACAGGATCATCACCTGACGGTGCAAAACTAATTGTGTTTAGATCGCTTGAAATAGTATTACCAGTAATATGTAAATTACCGATATCTAGTTGATTGTCTACTCTAAGTGTTGTTGTACGTGTTGTTCCACTAACATCTAAGTCAGTAGTAGGAGATGAGTTGTTGACACCAATGCGAGCATTGTTTACATCAATATATAAAATATCCGGGTCTGCTGCTCCATTTCTGAAAGATAAATCTACGTTATCTCTAACCAGATTTGCTTTCAAGAGCGGCCCACTTATACGACCTATTGCCATTTGCTCTCCTTAACACGGGGATCCTGTCCCACTAGCCAAATTACATTGCCGGCTAACCACAGTAAAAGGTTAACGTTGGTCCACGTTAACAATAGTATTTAGCCAAAAGGAAAAATTAGCCAAGTATAAGGCTGTATTCGTTACCCAAATCTTCCATAAGATTGATGTCTACTTCAGCACCACCACCTGTTGCTACTCTATATCCTGCTGTAGTTTGAGTACCTACAGTTAGTGTAACATCATTCACGCCATCAGCGCCACCAAGGAATATTGCTCCTGAAATACTGATAGTATTCCCTGCATTATATCCAATTCCTTGTTCGGTAATTTCAACGCTTAAAGCGCCTGATACAATTGTAAATCTACATTCAAATCCGCTACCATATACATTAGATAAAGTAGGTCCACTATTAATAATTTGGTCTACTAACCCTGATACATTACTGCTTGAAATAGTAACTGCTTCAACTTGTCCAGCAAAACATTCTAGACGCTGTCCGTCTGTATTCCATCTTGTATCGCCAATTTCTGGTATACTAGGTCTAGTGCTGTCGTCACCGCCTGGAAGTCTAAATGCATTTGTACCCATAAATTTAAGATAACCAATACCTGTATTACGCATTTTTACAGGCTCAGTAAGTGACATATTTGTTATATCATTTGCTTCTAAATCAAAACCTTCAATGTGTGTAATACCTGTAGCAGGTGAAAGTAGAAAATCATCATCGGATTGTAATCCAAACAATTGATTAGTAACACCGTTTAACCACATTTGGTTACTAACTTTAACTGCGTTAGGTCTATTTGTACCTACGTTTGTTAAGTCCGGAGTATGCATAGTATCCCATCTTCTTACTGTACTGTCAACAATGTTGCCTGTACCAAAATCATAACTGTCGTCATCACCTGGAATAATACTTTGTGAAAAGTCTGGAAGTATTTCAATAGTGTCACCTCCAGGTACATCTGGATTATAAAGTGCGTCACCTAAAATTATGTTTGAATATTTTGTAAGGTTTCCATCAACAGTTACATTACCTGTAACATTTAGATCTCCAAGAAAGTTACCTGCTGATTGTACATCAACAATGCCTGATCCATTTGCTCTAAGTTCTACTGCTGTAGCAGAGTTGTTACTGCTTATAACATTATCTGTGAATTGCAAATCGTCAGTACGCATACGTTCCATAACAATCGTACCCATACCTCCATTTAACATAATGTTAAGAGGTCCTTGTATTGTAGAAAATTTTGCTTCGGTTGCATCTACAGTTACGTTATCAATTTTTGCATTTTGTGTAACAGATGCATTTGTAGTTTTTACGTCAGTTCTAACATCGAGCTCATAAAGAGGAGCATCTGTCTTAATACCTATAAGACCGTTTTCAACATCAAGTTGTAAAATAGGTGTAGCGTCAAAAGTAGTATTTTTAAATGCAAGATCTACTCCTTCTCTTGTAAGAGTAGGATTAAGTAAGTGTCCACCAATTCGCCCCAATTGAGCCATTTACTTCTCCTTAGTTTGCAAATCCAAAAAATACTGTTACGTTTTTACTGTAAGGTACTGGACTTGTAAACTTTAAATACCAACCATCTGCATACGGTGATCCAGGTCCTGACAAACTACCACTTGTGCTTTGTTCAAGTGTAAAGTTTGTTGTAGGAATTTGCATTACATTTTCTACAAGTACAAGTACATTATTAGCACTTGCTGGAATATTTGTTAAAGGACCAAAAACTGTTTCGGTTGCATCGCCAGGACCAAACGATTCAATACTAATTGCACTTGCTCCTGCTGCTCTAATTGTTTCCCAGTTGTTTCCAACATATCCTTCAATTTCATTTGTATCTGTGTTATAACGGATTGACCCGTTAGCATCTGTAGGTTGTCTTACGCCAGACACTTGTGGTCTTTGTGCTGTTGTACCTTTAGGCATTAACAAAGCACCGTTTGCGTCCATCACAACTCGTCCATATGGATTTACACTAATAGTGTTATCACTTGGACTGTACTTTGATGTATTTTGTGCTTTTAAAAACTTCATTATCTATCCTTAAACAGGTAACGTGCTAATAGTTACAGCAAGTTCATTTGCTACACTAGTAGATACCCAAACTTCATCGCCTGCATCTAAAACAAGTTTTTCATCGCTAAAAAATACTGTTTCGCCTGCTGGCACTGTTAATCTGCTAACAACAGTATTTGCAGCAGTTGGTGAATCTCCACTAGGAACAATATGAATAGTAGTAACAATTGTATTAACTGATTCGTCAGTAATGTCAGGTGTACCTGTGTTACATAACGCCATTGTAGTAATAGCATTACGCTGTCCTGTAACTGCGCCGCCAATTGGAGCACCTGTAGTGGTACTCGTAAATACTTTTACTGGAACTGTTACGTCTGTCGATGTGCTTAGTGCGTTTGTTATCATTTCTTTGTCCTAAAATAGCATACTTAATAGTAATGCTTTGTTTTTACTTATCAGTTCGTCGGCTACTCCGTCGGAGCCAACAAACACAACTCCTGAACCACCAATACCTGGTGTACAAGCGTGTATAATTGTAGAACCATTTACAAAAGCAGGTGTTACAGCAATTTCTTCTAATTCAATAGCATAGTTAGTTTGCAGTTTACCTGTACCTTGTGTTCTAACAAATACGTTTGCGTTCGTATCATTATTTGTAATCTCATTTCCTAAGATTTCAATATCCTGGATTACAGTTCTATTTGTAAAAAATTGTGTATTAAGAATGCCGTCAACTACAACAGATACTCCACTTTCTCCAAATGTACTATATCCGGTTTCGTCTTCTAAATATTGAAGCGAGTCTGCTACATCTTTTTCACTGATAATAACTCTTGTGTTATCATCAATAATTTGGAATGTTGGATTATCTCTAATACTATCATCAACATATTTTTTATTTGGAATATCGTCATCGTCAGTAATCTGTGATTCGTAATTAAGAGTACCACTAACTTTTACAACACCAGCGCCTGTTCCAATTAATGTTAAATCTCCTGCATCGGTGTCTGAGTTAGTTAAAATTGTTCTTAATCTTAACTGTGAAGTAGAATAGTTTACTGCTCCGCCTTCAACTGATCCTGTTGCAATATTAAAACTGTCATCATTCTCATCGTAGTAAAACGAAACAGGATTTGACGTACCTCTATCAATTTCTAAACCTGAATATCTTAAAGATACGCCTGTACCCGTTTCGCCAACATTAAGTCTGATAATATTATCTTGCACATCTAAGTTTTCTGCACTAACAGTAAGTGTGTCACCTTCAACAACAAGGTTACCTGTTACTTTGATTTGACCAATTCTTGGTCCTGTATCCAAAGTAATGATACCACCCTCATATGTTTTGATAGTGTAATCACCGTTAGTTTGTAGAAACTGTGCCATATTATCTTATGCCTATTATGCTATTGCTGTTAAAACAATGTAATCTGCAGATGAATCGTTTTCTAAGTACCAAGTATACTTGTTACCAGAAAAGTCTGTAGCAACACGCTTTGTAATTTTAGCAATGTTAACTAGGTCTGCATCTAAGTTACCAGTTGTTGAACCTTGCATTTGCATTTCAAACTCTGCGCTTGGTGTCCCGTCTTTTAATTTACAAGTAATTTGTTTACCTGCTGTTGTATCAGCAACATCGCCAATACGAGCACAAGTAAATGACTGGCCGCCTCTTTGTTTAATAATTACGCCATCAGTTCTGTTGCCGCCGCCTTGATAAAAGTTTACTGTAATACCTGTAGCAGCACCTGTTGGTACTTTAATTGCGTCAACTCCGTTAACGTCTTTTCTAAGTGGTCTTCCCATTTGTTTTCTCCTATTTAAGTAGTCCTATGCGGGTTCTATCCGCTACGCTGTGGTGCAGCATAAGTCCGCCTTGCGGCTCGCTATCTGACACAAGTATTTATCCTTTCGAAAGAATAGCCATTAATTCAACCTTACTAATAGTAACAATTATGCGATTAATATGATCTAACTCTTCTTGAGCTTTTATTAAATGACTTTCGCGCCGTGATTGCTTATATTTTATAATATGTTCCATATGTTCTTTCATATGTTTTTCTAACATACTATCAAATGTCTTAACATCGTGAGCAAACATAGGAAAACGCTTTCGCCACTTTTTGAGTTGCTCTCTAAGTTTAGGAAAATCTTTATAATTTCTTATCTTTTCCATACTGCTATTTAACTGTTAGGAAATTAAGTCATAAAAAAAGGGCGAACATAAAGCCCGCCCTTTCTAAATACTCTAAAGTATTGGCTTACGCAAAACGTAAGTTTGCTGATGTTACAGCAACTTTACCCAAGTAGTCAGCCGCATTACCAAGAGATGATGCAGTGTTTGTTAACTCTACATAACCATATCTTGTCATAAACGAAACTACTGGCTCAAAAGTACCTGGATCAAGTACAACACCAGATGACATTAAAGGAATGTATGGGCAATAAAACGCTGCCGCATCTGATTCTGAAGATCCTTTGTAACCAACAAGTACATCGTCTGATGTAGCATAGCCGTTTACATATACTTTCATAGCACTGTTTAAAGTTCCTACAAACTTAGTGTTTGTTGGTGCTTCAAATGTACCTTCTGTAGTTCTAGCAAATGCTGAAGTTGTAGCAGACTGTAATAATGTTAATACAGTTGGTGATACAACAGCCCAGTTACCAGCACCACGACGTGTACGCTGTGCAATCAAGTTGCTAACTCTGTTGATTTGAACAGCAAGTGCTGCGTGTTCGTCACCAACGAAAGTAGCAGTACCTGATACTGCGCCTTGGTCGTATGTTAGTGCTGCTGTGCCAGCAAGTGTTGATAAAGAAGTAATAACTTCTTGGTCGATCTCAGCAGTAATTTCCTGCGCTAACGCAGCCATAATTTCTGCTTCAACATCAATACCTTGTTGTGCTTGAGCATCTTGAGCAGCCTCAAAAGTCCAGCGAGCTGATAACTTACGAGTTTTTGCTTCTACAGTTTGTTTCAAGATTTGAATTGAAAGTCTGTTTCCTGCAGCGCCTTCTAATGAAGCAGTTGAACCTGCTTTAATATCGTCGTTACCTGAATAACCTTCAGCAATCTTGAATGGGCTTAGTGCCTCTTCACCTGCTGTGGCACCTGTGCCTGAGCTAGATGAAAAATCGTCAGCATATCTTACACGTAATGTGTGGATTTGGCCAACTGGTCCAGTCATTGGTTGTACTCCAACAAGTTCATTTGCTATGACTGTTGGCATTACACGTCTGATCACTGGTAGGATCACACGATTTAGTGTTGCAACGTTGCCAGCGGAAGTTGCGCCTGCTGTAGCCGACTCCGACAAATACTTACGGGTATTCTCGAGAGTTGCCTCCATTACAGAACGCTTGTTACCTTGGAGCCCTTCTAAAAGTGCGCCTTTGGTTTCCGACCAGCGTGACTCTAATAATTGTGACATTTTGTTTATCTCCTTAAATTTTAAGTCCCGCAAGTCTGCGGATGTCAAATATCTCAGCGGTCTTATTCTCTTGACCGTTGATGTGTGCCTGTGTTTCTTTATCGCCTGTTACTTCCTTCGCCTCGTTCAACGCTACTTTCTTCGGGGTACTACCTTCCATTACGGCTGATACATACTTGTTGAATGTAGTGTGTAGTTTATCTGTTTGGACAGATTCTAAAAGTTCACTCATTACTTCTGCTTTTTCTCTGTTAAGCGGTGATAAAAGTTCATTCATCACTTCTTTACGTTGAGCAGCATCTTTCATACGAGCAATTTCTGCGTCTTTGCTTTCTGCCAACTTCTGAACTTCCTCTGCTTTCGCTTCGGCTTCTTTAACAGCCATAATTTTAGTATTAACTACTTTCATTAATTTTGCTGTTTCAGATTTTTCATTTAGATGACTTGCTGCATACTCACTTGCGAAACTTTCAAAAATTCTGCGACCAAAGTCATTTCTGCGAGCTGCTTCAATATCTTCTTTTAACTGACCCATCTCTGCTTTCAAGCCTTTACGTACAGTTGTTTCAACTACTGTTGAAGCTCTGTTAATAAAGTCTTTCTTGATTGCTTCGAATTTAACCTTGCTATCACGTACCAATTTAACTTTGGTTTCAGCAAGATCTTTTTTATCAGAGTGGAATTCTGCGATTTCTTTCGCTAATGCATCCACGATAAAAGATTCTAATTTAGCAACATTGCCTGCTGCTGACTTACGATCTTCACGAAGTTCGTCTAGTTCCTTTTTCAAATTGTTAAGAACAAATGATTCCATTGCTTTAGAATCATCTTTAATTTTCTTAGCGTATTTGGCTCTAGCCTCGATAAGTCCCTGGCGGTCTTCAGCAAATTCAGATAATTCAGCAGTAATTCTGTCTGAAAGCATCTTCTCAACTGCTTCTGCCATTTGAGCTTTATCGTGTTCGTACTTCTGTGCAAATTCTTCACGTAAACCAGTTGCGACTGTGTCACGGTTTTCTTGAACTGCGGTTTCCCAAGCGGTTTCAATTTCCGACTTGACTTCTTCGGAAATCACATTGTTTTCAAACAATTGTTTTACAAAATCTAACATCTGTGATTCTCCTATTGATTTAACCCTGAAATTATTCTTTTCAAGGACTCTGCAATGTATTTCTGTGCCTGTTGGTCGCCTTGTACTTCTTGTGCTAATTTAAACGCCTGGAAACCACCTTTTTCATTCATTAGGTGTTCATAAACTGGTGTAGGATAAGCACCTGGTGCACTTGGTTGTGCAACGACATCAACAGTAATGATTTCAAAACCATTAACGTTTCCGCCTCCGTCTACTTCTCCTGAACCTCTAGAGCTAACTCCAAGTTTAACTCCGCTATCCAACATCGTGGACACTAACTGTCCCATTGGTGTTGGTAGCATTTTAAGTTTTCCGTAACCGTTAGGACCGTCCATCCACATTTTTGTGATCATATGAGACACACGGTCGAGGTTTATTCTTAAATCTTGAGGATGATCTACTTCACCAAGCACTGAATACCCCCCAGAAATCTGTTCGTTGAGCGTTTTGACAGCCCTATCAATTTCTTGCGAAGAATAAACACGCTGGTTAGCATTACGAATGTCACCCTGAATACAGATGCCACTTAAATGTAATGTTTTACCCTCGCCTTCATCACGCTCAATTACGATTTTAGCCTGATCGAAGCTCAGATGTTCTGCTAGTGTAGTTTTCAACCTATATACCCTCTATTATCTACGGCCACGGAAAATTGATTGCTTGTTATCAGCGTTTTCGCCAGCGCCTTTCTTCTCTGCACCGTGTCCTTTTTCAGGGGACATCTTAGTTGCACCTTTAGCGCCTGGAACGTTAACGTTGCCAGCATTTTCTTCTTTAGCGTTAATATCTGCTAATCCACCGTCATTTGTACCTGACGACTCGCCGCCTTTTGCGATGTTAGCAGTAGTTCCGCCCATATCATTTTTCATATTGTCAACAGTTGATTTTTTGTTGTCTGCTGCTTCTGCGCTGCCTTTTGTTTCTGCACCGTGTCCGCCTGCTACTTTTTCAACATACTCACGCATTGTTGCTAATTCAGCGTCGCCTTCTGGATCAGATGATTCTGGTGAAAACATTTCTTCTTTGTCATCGTCACCCATTTCATCACCAGCATCTTCGTCGCCGCCTTTGATTTCGTCAAACTTTGCTTGAAGTTCATCAACAATTGAATCTAAATCTTGG